AGCGGTTGAAGGTGTAGGCCAAGATTTTGGTATAGGTAAAACAACTTATGTGTATGCTGACTATGGTACTACAATCGGTAACGGCGTAGACCTAGGTTTCCACATGGGGCATCACCAAGGTGACTTTTCTGAAGCATTTAACGGTGTACCAGGCAACTACATGGACTACGCTGTTTCTGTTAGTAAAGATGGTTTCACCTTCATGATCACTGCTACCGATCTAGATGATGTAGGCCCAGCTCCTTGGCACCTCTTCCACGAAGCCCGTCCTGATGCTTTGGACAATGAGAATATTAAGTTCGTAATTGGCTATGGCCTGGACATCGACCTGTAATAGGAGCAGTGTTTGAGTACAAAAACTATACAACCTTTTAGATAGTACAGTAAAAGATTTTACCAACCTACATTAAAAGGAGTTTATAGTGAAAAAAGAAGAATTACGCACCCTAGTTACTGAATATGGAGATGCGATAATTACTTACCGGAGTCAGAATTCTAAGAAGCTAAAATATAACGTATGTACTTTAGATTTTAGTACAACTTATATTGTCTCCAAGAAAAGTAGAGCTAAAGAGACGGCAGAAACTCTGCTGTTCTTTTGTTGGGATACGGACTCTTACAGACTTCTGAGGCCGGAAAGCGTTACAAGTGTTGTTCCATTAGCATCTCTATTAAATAATCAGGAGTGATCATGGAACTACACGAAACCCCCGAAGAATATACCAAAACTATCTTTTATGATTCTGATAGAGAAGAACAGGTTCGTATAAGTGTAAATACTTTTAGGTACGTTGAGTACCTTAGTGTACGAAAGTACTATTTAGACTTTAACGGAGAGTGGAGCCCCTCTAATGTAGGGGTCACGCTTCCACTAACCATAGAAAACTCTAAGGAAATGTTTCGAGCATTGATTGAGATCCTATCTCTAGCGGAAAGCAAAGAAGTTATAGAAGAGCATTTTAAAGGTTTAATTCACGACATCTATATTTAATCCTTGACTATTTACTTAAATTATTTTATAATATAACAATAAAATAATAGGAGTTTGTATGCACAAATTTTTAGACAGAGCTAGTGATCTTTATTACAAAGGTACACCCATTCTAGAAGATGTCGACTTCGATACTCTTGCAAGAAAGCATAGCTATAATAAAGTGGGACACACAATTACAGACGGTGTTCCCCATCATTTTCCTATGCGTTCTTTACAGAAAGTATTTGATCTAAACGATGCTCCTATGTGGTATAACGATGCTACAAATGATATTGTTTCTAGTCCTAAGTTAGATGGGGCTGCAGTATCTTTGTTATATGTGAATGGAGTTTTGGAACAAGCCCTGACCAGGGGTGACGGTAAAGTTGGCAGAGATATTACGGATAAGTTCAAACTCTTAGTTCCTACTGAGATTGTTGGAAAAGTACCTAATATACTTCAACTAACTGGGGAAGTAGTAGCTCCTGCATATATAGAAAACTCTAGAAACTATGCAGCGGGTGCATTAAATTTAAAAGACCTTGAAGAATTCCGAAGTAGAGAAGTAGAGTTTGTTCTTTATGGGGCAGAGCCTACTGTTGATTACTGGTGGACAACTGAAATGGAGTATTATAGTCATAACGGTTTCTTCACAGTATTAGATGTTATTCCTGATATGTTCCCTACAGATGGAGTAGTATACCGATTAGATAAATTCAGTAAGCATAGTATGCAGGGATTTACTAGTCAACATCCTCGGGGCTCCTTTGCACTCAAGTCACTAGTAACTGAGTCTGCTATAACTACTCTAGAGAAGGTAGTTTGGCAAGTAGGAAAGAGTGGAAGAATTAGTCCAGTTGCACTTCTAGATCCTGTAAAGATTGGGGATGCAATAGTTAGTAGGGCTACTCTACATAACATTAATATTATAGATGAGTTAAACTTAGAACTTGGGTGTCAGGTTGAAGTTATTCGATCCGGAGAGATTATTCCTAGAATAGTAAGACGGGTAGATGATGATGATGATCACGATGACGGATATGCTGAACCCAGTGAATATGATGAATGGCAAGACTTTGATCCGGAGTGCTAATGAGTATAGTTATAGGTTCGCTAAGATATACTACTAATGGAAGGAAACGTAAGAAGACTCCTCCCGCTAGAAGGAAGAAGTTTGTAGAAGGTATAGTTGTTGTTAAAGAGAATATTCTGGCTATCAAAGCTAGAGAAGATCAAAAGAACTTTCCGTCTAGAGACTTTGGTGGAGTACACTCACACAAAGATAGAAGTATAGAAGTGGGTGTATCTAAACAGTTTACTATTGCTCCGGCGTATAATAAGGGAGCATACCAAGTTATTTCTAGGTCACAAGTAAAGAATATAGGCAAATGAAAATACTAATAGCGTGTGAGTATAGTGGAAGAGTGAGAGATGCTTTTAAAGCAAAAGGCCATGATGTAACCAGTTGTGATCTGTTACCTACAGAGAGGCCTGGCAAGCACTATGAAGGTAATATTATGGACATTCTCTGGCGTGATTGGGATATGATGATAGCCCATCCTGAGTGTACTTATCTATGCTCTAGTGGTCTGCATTGGAATAATAGAATTGAAGGTAGGGCTGAAAAGACTGAAGATTCCTTGAAGTTTGTACAAGCCTTGTGGAAATCTGGCATACCTAAAATATGTTTAGAAAATCCTGTAGGTTGTATAAATACTAGACTAGACTTTATGCCTAGACCCCAGTATATACAGCCGTATCAATTCGGAGAAGATGCCAGTAAAAAAACTGGTCTATGGCTGAAAGGGCTGCAACCTTTGAAGCTCACAAAACTAATTGAAGGTAGAAAAGTAGTAAAGAATGGAAAGACTTACCAAAGGTGGTCGAACCAAACTGATAGTGGCCAAAACAAGTTGGGCCCAAGTAAAACTAGGGGTAAAGACAGGTCGTTAACACACCAGGGAATAGCTGACGCTATGGCGAATCAATGGGGTTAAGAACCTTTAAAAAAATATTTCTTGACTTTTACCCCAAAACTTTAGTATAATATACGCTTCAATCAAAAAGGAATTCAAAACGTGGAAAAAATTCAAGTGCCTAGTAACTGCCCTTCGTGCAACTCTATACTTGAATGGGTCAATGATTTATTGTTCTGCAAGAATGATAGTTGTTCCACTAGATCAGCTAAAAAAATTCAGCACTTTGCTAAATCCCTATATATCAAAGGACTTGGTCCGAGGTCTATAGAAAAATTAGGCTTAGCTAGTATAGTAGACTTATATTACTTAGATGAAGTTAGTGCTTCTTTAGCTCTTAATTCCGATAAATTAGGTAGTAAACTAATTTTAGAGATTGAAAACTCAACCAAAGCCCCTGCAAACTTACTGCTACCAGCTTTTAGTATCCCTTTAGTGGGGAAAACTGCATCAGTAAAATTAGCAGCCGTCTGTGGAAGTATCTTTGATATAACCGCAACCTCTTGCAAAAGAGCAGGACTCGGACCAATAACGACCGATAATCTGATGGCTTGGTTAGAAACAGATTTTTTAGATTACAAAGATCACCTTCCCCATGATATGCTTTTCAACCAGAAGAGTGTAGATACGATAGGAGTAGTTTGTATATCTGGAAAACTAAACAGTTACAAAACCAAGGCTGATGCCACCGCAGAATTAAAAAATCTAGGTTATGAAGTCAAAGACTCTATGACTAATGATGTAACTCTTTTTGTTAATGAATCTGGGGTATCATCCGCTAAAACCTTAAAAGCCCACGAAAAGGGCATTAAAATTATAACTAATCTTAAAGATTATATTGGAGAAATACATGGCAGTTCCTAAGTGGAATGACGAGCGAACAAGCGAGCTCGAATCGTTTGTAGGTACAGAAGCACCCATCTCACAAGCTACAGTAGTTCAAGCTGCTGAAAACCTTGAGACATCAACCCGTTCAGTTTCTAGTAAACTAAGAAAAATGGGATACGATGTAGAACTAGCTTCTACAAACGCATCTAAAGCATTTTCTGACGTACAAGAAGACATCCTAGAGTCATTTGTAAGTGACAATAGTGGTCAGTATACTTACGCAGATGTTGCAAGTGGCTTTCAAGATGGTAAATTTTCAGCAAAACAAATCCAAGGCAAAATCTTGTCTATGGAATTAACTAGTCATATCAAGCCGACTCCTAAGCCGGAAACTGTTAAGACTTATTCTGATGCTGAAGAAGCTGTATTTATTAAGCTAGTAAACAAAGGCGCGTTTGTTGAAGCAATCGCTGCTGAACTTGATCGCTCAGTAAACTCTGTTCGTGGTAAAGCTCTTAGCTTGCTTCGTGCAGGAACTATTGTCGCGATTCCCCGTCAAGAGACAACTAAAGCCGGTACTCGAGTAGATCCTCTAGCCGAACTTGCTGACGTTGAGTCAATGACTGTTGAAGCAATTGCTACTGAAATTGGCAAGACAGTACGCGGTGTAAAAACCATGCTTACTAGACGTGGTATTTCAGCGTCTGATTATGATGGTGCTGCTAGACGTGAGAAGGCTGCTGCTGCAGTTGTTTAATTAGTTGTTTGATAAGTGTCAGGAATTTTCTTGGCACTTATTTTTTTGTTCGGGGGAACGTAAGTGAATATTGCTAGTGCTTTAATAAAGCAGATACTTGATGCACAGGATTTCGAGACCTGGAGTATCCTGCGTAAGCATTATTTACCTTCCGAATACCATACTATCTATAGCGTTATAGATAAACACTGTGACGAATATCACACCCTTCCTAAGTTCGATGATCTCAAGTATGCCGTTCGTGATAGCAATACGAAAGAAAAACTATTTGCTATAAAAAGTATTGAAGTAGAGGCGGAAGCCGAAATGCTTCTTCAATATTTAAAGAATGAGTACACCCAAAAAGAAGTATTAAACGAACTTGAAAATTATGTGGAAAATTCTGTTGCATTCGAAACCGCAGAAGAAACCCTATCTCACCTTCATGAAATTGTTCTCCGTATAGAGGACAAAGTAGAGCTTAAACATCCCGAAGAAAGTATGCAATATATTTCTTTGTTTGAGCCTGATGAAGAACTTGACAGATACATATCCCTAGGCTTAAATGAAGCCTACGATAGTTTTATGAAGTTCTCTCCTAGAGACTTGATACTTATCGGAGGCCGTCGTGGCGGGGGTAAATCTGTTACTTGCTCTAACATAGCGAATAGCGTTGTTGAGTCTGGTAAGTCTGCAATCTATTTCACCATAGAAATGGATAGCAGATCTATCTTGCAACGATGCTGTAGTATTGCTACTGGAGTTCCTCTTGCTCGTTTAAGGACTAAAAACCTTAATGTTAAAGAGTGGGAGTCGGTTGCCCAATGGTGGGCTAATCGATTTGAACGGGGAAATGAGCGTTTGAAAGAGTATAAACAACATCGAGACTTTAATGAATTTCATGCTAAGTTAAAAGAAAGCGAGCTTCTCCCGACTCAGCTGGACATTGTTTACGAGCCTAGTCTTACTATTGGTAAAATCAAGGCTGACTTAGATAAGAAATGCAAAAAGTTAGATGTTGGTATAGTTATTGTAGACTATATTAATCAAGTAAAACGCTCAAATCTTCCTTCCCGTGGTGGTCAATATGACTGGACGGAACAAGTAGAAGTTAGTAAAGCACTAAAAGCTATGGCACAAGAATATGAAACACCAATATTAGCCCCGTATCAAACTGATGCTACTGGAGAAGCCAGGTTTGCAAAAGGTATATTGGACGCAGCGGATGCTGCATACTCTATGGACACTCATGCTCATGAAGACGCTTGTATTACATTTACTTGTCAGAAAATGAGATCAGCCTCTATGGAGTCTTTTACCTCTAAAATAAATTGGGATAGTCTAAAAATTGGACCTGAATCTGCCTTGACCCCCGAAGAGCAGGAAGCAAACAGTGAAAAAACTGGGGAAGAAATAGATGACATCTAAAAATATTTCTTGACTATTGCATTGAAATTTAGTATAATATACCATAATGAGAGTACAGACATGATAGATGACATTTTAGAGAAAAAAGGTATAAAGTATACCTTACAAGGTAATGATTATCTAGTTAAATGTCTGAACCCTGAACATGATGATTCTAATCCTAGTATGCGGATAGACTCAGTAACCGGAATTTTTAACTGCTTCTCTTGCGGTTATAAAGGTAGTGTTCTTACATTGTTTAATGAAAGGGTAAATCATTTACAAGTACGCAGGGAGCTTTTAAAACAAAAAATTATAGAGAAGCGGGCAGAAAGTATTGGTTTATCCTTTCCCTTTAACTACACACCTTATCTAGGCAACTGGAGAGGTATACGTCCAGAAACTTATAAAAAGTTTGAAGCATTCCAACATACTAACCCTGATTTTATTAATAGAATAAATTTCCCTATTAGAGATATGTCAGATAAGATAGTTGCTTTCAATGGACGACACTTAACAGATGGAATACCTAAGTATAAAATTAGTCCTAGAGGGGCTAAGATGCCTCTTTATCCTAAAGTAACTCCTAAGAGTGGTAAAATAATCCTAGTGGAAGGTATATTTGATATGATAAACCTACATGATAAAGGATTGACAAATGTTGTGTGCTGTTTTGGCACATCTAATATTAATGAAGATAAATTAAGTATGCTTTCTATACAAGGTGCATCAGGGATAGATGTCTTTTTCGATGGAGACGATGCCGGACAAGAAGGTGCAGTAAAAGTAGAAGCTATGTGTGAGCGAGCGGGTCTTCTTTCTAGGAATATATGTTTAAAGAATACCGATCCTGGCGCGCTAGCAAAACCTCAAATTGATAAATTAAAGAGTAAGTTATATGCCTAAAGTTGCATTAATAGAAACGAAAAATAGTAGAAATAATTGGGACAATCTGTTCGGAGGCGCATTTGCCTACGATCAGTATCAACTATGTTCTGACCCCTCAATCAAAAAAGTATTAAAAGTCAATTGTGATATAGACATAGACACATCACAATACGATTGGATTATCTTAGTAGGAAGTGAATCACTAAAATACTTCACTAAAATTAATTCAGTAACAGAATATTCAGGTAAGAAAGTGGAATCTAAATTTCTACCTGTAATTAACCCTGCTATGCTTGCCTTTAAGCCCGAAGCTAAAAAGACTTGGGAGACTTCAAAGGATAATATCATTAAGTATATTAATGGCGAAATTGAAGATGTTATAATTGACGAAAGTATTGCTTTCGGAATAACAGACTCTAGAGAAGCAGAAAAGTTTATAGATGAAGCCTTAGCACATGAAGGCAAGATGATCGCTCTTGACTCCGAGACATCAAACTTGTATCCTAGAAATGGATATATGTTAGGTTTATCCTTATGTTATGATGGAGAAAGAGGCGCATACATTGACACTAACTGTATAGATGAAGTAGTAGAATCTAAACTACAAGAATTATTTAATAAGAAGACTGTAATTTTCCATAATGCTAAGTTCGACTTGGCATGGTTTGAGTATCATTTCAAGTTTAATTTTCCAAATATAGAAGATACTATGCTTCTATCTTACTTGGTCAATGAGAATCCTGGTCACCACGGTTTAAAGACATTAGCTCTAAAGTATACTCCTTATGGGGATTACGAGAAGCCTATGTACGACTGGATTGATGCCTACAGGAAGGAACACAGAATTCTTAAAAATGAGTTTCGCTGGGAAGAGATTCCTTTTGAGACTATGAAAACATACGCTGCTATGGACGCAGTAGTTACCTTCAAAGTATATGAAAAGTTTGTAAAAATTAAGCAGAACGAGAAGTTACTTTGGGTTTATGATAACTTACTTATCCCAGGTACTAGGTTCCTACTGAGTACTCAAGAGAATGGCGTTCCTTTTGATCCAGAGAGGTTACAGATCTCTCAAGACCTAATGCAACAGAACATTGATGAGGCTATCAAAGCTCTGTATAGCGAAGGTAAGATAGCACAATTCGAGAAACTAAATGGTAAACCTTTTAACCCTAATAGCACTGTTCAACTTCGGAGCCTTCTGTTTGATTTTATCGGGCTTAATCCTACTGGTAAGAAAACTGGAACAGGTCAACAGTCCACAGACGCGGAAGTCCTTACTGAGCTCGCAGAAAAATCTGAGATTCCCAGACATATCTTGGCAATCCGTCAAAAATCCAAAATTAAGAATACTTATTTGGACAAGATCATACCGCAGTTGGATAAGGATAGCCGTCTTAGGACTTCTTTCAACCTGCACTCTACTACTTCTGGTCGTCTTAGCAGCAGCGGTAAGTTAAATATGCAACAAATCCCTCGTGACAATCCTATTGTCAAAGGGTGTATTAGAGCCTCAACGGGGTCGCAGATAGTCGCAATGGACTTAACAACCGCAGAAGTATATGTCGCTGCTAAGTTAGCAAACGATGAAGCACTAATGAATGTGTTTAGAGAGGGCGGAAATTTTCATAGTACGATTGCTAAGACAGTATTTAAGTTACCTTGTGCCGCATCAGAGGTAGCCGAATTATATCCATACAAAAGACAGGCTGCTAAAGCTGTAACTTTTGGAATTATGTATGGTGCAGGGCCACATAAAATCAGTCAACAAGTCACAAAGGACTCTGGAAAACATTTCAGCGTCCAAGAAGCCTCAGAGGTTATACAAAGCTATTTCAACCAGTTCCATAAGTTAAAAAGCTGGATTGAAAAGAATCAAAAATTTATAGAAAGTAATGGATTTGTGTATAGTTTTTTCGGGCGTAAAAGGAGATTACCAAATGTTAAAAGTGAGGATAAGGCTACGAGAGGTCATACAGTTAGGTCTGGTCTTAACTTTCTGGTGCAGTCTACTGCTTCTGATGTTAACCTCCTTGGCGGTATAGAAATGAGTCAGTGGATAAAAGCTAATGGTAAGAAAGCTAGAATCTTTGCCCTTGTCCACGACTCCATCTTAGCAGAGGTACCACACGATGAAATTGATGAGTATATAGAGCAGCTCACAGAATGTATACAGCGGGATAGAGGACTCTCTATTTCAGGTGCTCCTATAGGATGTGACTTTGATATTGGAAACGACTATTCAATGGGTAAGTTTGAAAAAGAATATGGAAGTTACTTAAATGGTACTGACGTGGCCGAATCTTCATAAGATTACTTTTCCAGTATTTATCCTACCATCAAGTAACTGGGACTTAACAGACGGATTGTTATACCTAGACGGAGAGTTGGTAGATGATAAGAATATGTCAGGGAAGACATTAGGACAAAGAAGGCTTCAAACACCCCATAAAGGATTAATGACTTTAAGAAGATCAATAGATAGCTTAGTGGGTATATTAAAACAAGAACATTATTACTTTATAGATAGTAATGGAGTACCTTTTATATACCAAAAAACAGAAAGACTTCAGCTAAGATATAGAAGAATAAGAAAAATAGAGAGAAAAACTACAGCCTCCATACTTTGGGTAGAGGGTTGGAAAGCTCCTTTTACTATACCCAGACCTCCTGACTCATCTATGCAATGGGCAGGAATTTTGCTTATGAAAGGATTCCCTTGGATAATTTACGAGTATTCTGAAAATAGAAAAAAGAATACTTGGAGAAAGGTATGAAAGCTGTACTAAGTAATAGAATTTATTTAGATGTAACTCCTGAACTCCAAGAGACTTTGGACGCAGAGCTTACATATGTAGTACCCCCTAAGAATCCAAAAGACTTGGTTCCACAGGTAATAAAAAATATGGCAGTTATACGTCCTGGGATAGTAACTATTCCTATAGGGCGTACTGACTTGATACCTAAAGGGTATGAAATAGTAGATAAACGAGTGCAAAAACCAGTTGAGTTTCCAGAGTTTAAGTTTGAATTAAGGAAGAGTCAACAAGAAGTCCATGATACCGTAGAAGATAACTGTATAATAAACGCTTGGGTTAGTTGGGGCAAGACCTTTACAGGACTAGCTATAGCAGCTAAATTAGGCCAGAAAACATTAGTAGTTGTTCATACTGTATACCTAAGAAATCAATGGGCCAAAGAAGTAGAAAAAGTATTTGGGTTTAAGCCTGGAATTATTGGTAGTGGAGAATTTAATATAGATAGTCCTATTGTGATAGGAAATATTCAAACTCTTTATAGAAATATATCAAAAATCCGTAAAGAGTTTGGAACTCTCATACTAGACGAAATGCACCACGTTAGCAGTCCTACCTTCTCCAGGATACTAGATGCAAATTATTGTAGGTATAAAATTGGCTTGTCAGGCACTATAGAACGGAAAGACGGGAAACACGTTGTCTTTAGAGACTACTTCAGCCCTAATGTTCTTAAACCGCCTAAAGAGAATTTTATGGCTCCAGTTATAAATATATTCCATTCTGAAGTAAGATTCTTAGATGGAGCTAGAATACCATGGGCTAATAGAGTTACAAATCTAGCCTGTAATGAAGAGTACAGACACTCAGTAGCTATGTTAGCTGCAGCATATGCGCATAGAGGTCACAAAGTTTTAGTAGTTAGTGATAGAGTGGCTTTTCTAAAAAGATGTGCGGAACTTACTGGAGACAAGGCTATCTGTGTCACTGGTGAGATACCACAGGAAGAGAGAGAAAGTTTAATAGGCGAGCTTGAAGCAGGAGATAGGAATGTATTGTATGGAACACAGGCAATATTCTCAGAAGGAATTTCTATAAACATTCTAAGTTGTTTGATCCTAGCTACGCCTATTAATAATGAGCCCTTACTTACTCAACTAATAGGTAGAATTATTAGATTAGTAGAGGGTAAATTAACCCCCGTAGTTATTGATATTCATCTCAAAGGCGATACAGCCAGAAGGCAAGCGTCAAATAGAATTGGATACTATATAAAACAGGGCTATCAAATAAAAGAGCTATAAAAAATAGTTCTTGACATTTATCTTAAAGGTTGATATACTATATGCTGTTTTATAATTGGAATAAAATATTTGAGATGTCTCGTGGTAACGTAGTAGAGATATTTAAAATATTTGAGATGATAACTAAAAGCGAGATCCCGCAAAGCAAGTATGATACTATGTTCAAATATAGTAAGCATAACTATGTAGGCAGCAGCTTTTTAGTTCACCCCGATGTTTTGTTATATAACTCATATAAGCACCCCTATAAAGAAATAGCAACTTATTTAGCAGCCGCTTCGGTTAGAAACATTGCTGACTATATTGCGAACCAAACTACAACATTAGAATTGCTGCACGTTCCATTTGCAGATACTCTTGTTGCTAATATTAATACTAACAGTCTACTTCGTATTGACGATATGAATAAAATTCATTTCCTTTACGAGGAAGCCCCAAAGGAAAAACACTAATGGCTATATCATTTAATCAACAAAAGGGCGCAGCCCAGAAGAACTCAATCCTAAGTTATACTTATAAGGATGGAGATAATAAAGTTCGTATCGTAGGCGATATCCTCGCTCGATATGTTTATTGGATCGAAGGAACTAATGGTAAGAACATTCCTTTCGAATGCCTATCATTTGATAGAGATTCCGAACGATTTAATAATAAAGAAAAAGATTGGATACGAGAGTACTTCCCTGACCTTAAATGTGGTTGGAGCTATGCTACTCAGTGTATCGACCCTACTGATGGTAAAATCAAAGTTCTAAATCTTAAAAAGAAACTGTGGGAACAGATTATGATTGCTGCAGAAGACTTAGGCGATCCTACTGATTTTACTAAAGGATGGGATATTTGCTTTAAGCGAGTTAAGACTGGGCCCCTAGCATATAATGTTGAGTACCAACTACAAGTGCTAAAGTGCAAGTCCAGGCCTCTTACTCCAGCCGAGCAAGAAAAAGCTGATGATCTGAAGTCTATGGATGATGTTATGTCTCGTCCTACCCCTGACGCTCAGAAAGAGCTTTTAGACAGTATCAGAAAAGTTACTGTCACCGAAGTAGATGAATCTCTAGATGCGGAATTTGATGTAGTATGATCTTATTCACTGCCGACTGGCACCTTAAATTAGGTCAGAAAAATGTTCCTGTATCTTGGGCATTAAATCGGTATGAGTTATTCTTTGAAGCAATAAGAGAGAAAGAGAAAACGTGTTCCATGCATATTATAGGAGGTGACCTATTTGATAGGTTGCCTACTATGATAGAGTTAGAATTATATTTTTCTTTTGTGTCTAAGGTTCAGCGGCCCACCATAATTTATGATGGAAACCATGAAGCCACACGAAAGAATAAAACATTCTTTACTCAGCTAAAGGAAGTTACTAAAAGCATAAACCCCTTAGTCAATGTTATTGACACCTCTTACGAGGATAAGACTTTAGGCTTTAGTATTCTTCCTTATGCAGACCTTCATAAAGATAATAGCATTGAAGCACTTAATTTCGATTTACCTCTGTTTACTCATGTGAGGGGTGAAATACCCCCTCATGTAAAACCTGAAGTGGACTTAGATAGATTCAAACCGTTTCCCGTTGTATTTGCAGGTGACTTACACGCTCACAGTAATACACAGAGAAACATTGTTTATCCAGGCAGCCCTCTAACTACTTCTTTTCACAGAACCGAAGTCTCAACGGGGTTTTTACTAATCGATGAAAAGACTTGGGATTGGACTTGGGGCGACTTTAAGTTACCTCAGTTGATTAGAAAAACTGTAGAGAAGGCTGAAGAAATGGTGGGTACTTCTTATCATCATACCATATATGAGATAGAAGGAGATATTCAGCAGTTAGCAGCTATTAAAAATTCAGAGTTATTAGATAAAAAAGTAGTAAAACGAAACTCCGAAGCAGCTCTTCTAATAAGTAAAGATATGACCGTAGAAGAAGAGTTAGTTGAATATCTAAATTATATACTAGAAATAGACCCAGATAACGTATCCGAAATCATAGGAACATTTAATGATTACTCTCAGAAAGCTCAAATGGAATAACTGCTTTAGCTATGGTAGTAACAATGAACTTGATTTAGATAGTAATACTGTTACACAAATAATTGGTAAAAATGGGACAGGAAAATCTTCCATTCCATTAATTATTGAAGAAGTATTATATAACAAGAACTCTAAAGGAATTAAGAAAGCTGATATTCCTAATAGATATATTAATGATGGCTATGACATTCATCTAACATTTACTAAAGAAGACAACTTGTATGAAGTAATTGTTATTAGAAAAGCAAACATAAAAGTAAAATTATTAAAAGATGGAGAAGACATCTCCAGCCATACCGCTACGAATACTTACAAGACTCTCCAGGACGTCTTAGGTATAGATTTCAAAACATTCAGTCAATTAGTTTATCAAAATACTAATAGTAGTTTGCAATTCTTAACTGCTACGGATACTAACAGGAAGAAATTCTTAATTGACTTGCTACATCTAGAAGAATATGTGGTATTGTTTGAGATATTTAAAGAAGCATCTAGAGAAGCTAATGCTAAGATCACTGAGATTAACGCAATTATAGCAACTATTGAAAAATGGTTAAGAGACAATAAATTGGCAAGTACTACCATACTTCCAATGTTAAATTTAGAAATTGATACAAATGAAGACGAAGAGTCTTTGCGTTCTTTATTATTAGAATTTGAAAATATTTCGGAAAAAAACAAAACTATTAGAAAAAATAATAGTTACCAAGAGTTATTTAAGCAGATAAATATTAATGAAGCGCACGCACTAAAAGCTAGTAAAATACTATCGTATGACACTTTACAAACTGAGGAAGGCAGCTTTAAGGCTTCTATAGCTGGATCTAATAAACTGTTAGAAAAGATGAAAAAATTAGGGGATAGTTGCCCCACCTGTGAGCAGACAGTAGATTCTCAATTTAAAGATAACTTGATACAAGCTGAATTAGATAACATAGAGAGGTCAACAGAAAAACGTGGCAACGCATCTAGAGAAATTAAAAGAATTAAAGCTAACAACATTGAATACAACACTAAAGTTAGTATTCAAAAAGATTGGGAAGATTTGTATAGTCGTATCAATCATAGCTTACCAAGTATCCAAGTGGACGGTGATAAGCTTAGTCTTCGCATCGAAGACCTTCGCACAAGAATTCATGAGGCTCAAGGAAAATTGGAGCTTATCGCAAAGGGCAACGAAAAACGAACTAGAGACAACACACGAATACAAATCATACTTGAACAGACAGAAAGTTTTAAGGCAGAACTTAAAGCAAGCACGACAGAGTTAAACAAGCACGCCAGAGTATTCATTAACCTAGAGATACTTAAAAAAGCCTTCAGTACAAATGGGCTATTAGCGTATAAAATAGAAAATTTAGTTAAAGAACTAGAGGAGTTAGTTAATACTTATTTAGCTGAGTTTTCTGATGGTAGATTTACACTTGAATTTGTAGTCTCAAATGACAAATTAAACGTACAAATAACTGATAATAGTAAAATAGTAGATATTCTAGTATTATCTTCAGGGGAATTGGCTAGAGTCAATACTGCAACATTGATTGCAATTCGTAAATTAATGAGTAGTATTTCTAAGTCAAGAATTAACGTATTATTTTTAGACGAAGTAGTTAGTGTATTAGATGATTTAGGTAGAGAGAAGATGGTAGAGATTTTAACTCAAGAAGAAAACCTAAATACTTATGTGGTCAGTCATGGATGGACACACCCACTACTAAATAAAATAGAAATAGTAAAGGATCAAAATACAAGTAGGTTAGAACAATAATGGTAGATTCAAGAGCAAAAGGTGCGAGAGGCGAGTATCTAGTAAGGGATATGTTGCGTGAATACACAGGTTTAAAGTTTGAGCGAGTGCCTTCTTCGGGAGCACTAGAGTATTTAAAGGGGGATCTTTATGTCCCCCATGCAAAAAATCATTACTGTATAGAAGTAAAAAACTATTCAGAGTCCCCCTTAACAGATAGAATGTTTACCGCTGAAAAAACTAATAATCTTATTAGGTGGTGGAAGAAACTACTACTACAAGCAGATATGGGAGATCAGCAACCCCTATTATTCTTTAAGTATAATAGGTCTAGAGTATTTGTAGCAACAGAACATGAACCAAAGAAATGCAAGTATATGTTTATTTCTTGGTTAAATTGCTATGTACTATTGGCAGAGGACTGGTTAAAATCAGAACAAATAGAGTTCATACAAAATGGCGTTTAATTTCTCAAAGTTACTAGAAAAAGATACGGATTCAGTATTAATAGTAGACTCGTTAAACTTAGCTTTTCGATGGAAACATCAAGGAAGAACTGACTTTTGCGAAGAATATATAAGAACTGTAATATCTCTAGCTAATTCGTATAAAACTGATAATATAATCATTACTTCAGATTTAGGTACGTCTAGCTATAGAAAAGCTATAAGTGCTGATTATAAACAAAATAGAAAAGATAAATACAAGGATCAGACAGACGCGGATAAACAAGCGTTTGAAGACTTCTTTAAAGAGTACGAAAGAACTTTAGTACGTTTAGAGAAAGATTATCCGGTACTAAGATTTCAAGGCGTAGAAGCAGATGATATTGCCGCTTACTTAGTTAAATATAGAGATAAGTACAATTTTGGAAACATATGGCTAATCTCTAGTGATAGGGATTGGGACTTATTAATACAAGATGGTGTGTCCAGGTTCTCTTTTGTTACGAGAAAAGAAGTAACTGTAGATAACTGGTCAGAGCATTATGACGTAGATAGAGAGAACTACATCTCATATAAGTGCTTAGTAGGCGATAAAGGAGATAATGTTGCAGGTATTACAGGGATTGGGCCTAAGAGGGCAGTTAGCCTTATAAAAGACCTAGGAAGTGCATATGATATTTACGATGTATTACCCCTGGACAGTAAGTATAAACATATTCAAGAGTTAAATGCTAATGGTGAGGTATTACTTACAAATTATCAATTAATGGATTTAGTAACATATTGTGATGACGCAATTGGATCTGATAATATATCAGAGATAGACCGGAGACTTATAAATGGAGATTAGGTACAACAGGGATAAATATTTATCGGAGTTTAGTATAAAAACTCTGACCGATAGATATATGATAGAAGGTGAAAAATCCCCTCAAGATGCTTTCGCACGAGCTGCTAAAGCATTTTCAGATGATGATGCGCACGCTCAAAGATTATATGACTATGCTAGTAAGCTATGGTTTATGTTCTCTACCCCCGTTTTAACAAATGGAGGTACTGACAGAGGTATGCCTATAAGTTGTTTTTTAAACCATGTAGAGGATAGCAGAAGAGGTATAACATCACATTATACTGAAAATGCTTTTTTATCCTCAGTAGGTGGAGGTATTGGAGGTAACTGGAGCAAAGTCAGAGGTGTAGGTTCTTCAACCAGTAATGGCTCTGAAAGTACGGGAGTAATCCCGTTTTTAAAAGTAGTAGATGGGGAAATGTTAGCATTTTCGCAAGGAATAACTAGGAGAGGAAGCTATGCAGCTTATTTGGATATATCTCACCCAGAAGTGGAGGAGTTTCTTGATATTCGTAAGCCAACTGGAGGCGATATTAATAGAAGGTCTATTAATTTGCACCACGCTGTTGTTATTACCGATGATTTTATGCGGCTAATTGAAGGCGCAACACGAGAAGAACACTTTAATGATGACTGGGATCTAATAGACCCTCACACAAATGAGGTAGTTAGCACTGTATCTGCAAAAACACTTTGGGTAAAACTTATACAAAATCGCGTAGAAACTGGCGAACCTTATATAATGTTTAAAGATACAGTTGATAAAGGCGTTCCAGAGTTCCAACGTGATTTAGGTTTAGAAGTACACCACTCTAATTTATGTTCAGAGATTACACTAGCCACAGATGTGGACAGGACTGCAGTATGTTGTCTATCAAGTGTAAATCTAGAAGAATATGATGAGTGGAAAGACGATGAGTTATTTATCCCAGACTTAATCAGAATGCTTGATAATGTATTAGAATATTTTATTGCAAATGCTCCTCAAGAATTGCACCGAGCAGTATACAGTGCTAAACAAGAAAGGAGTTTAGGTTTAGGGGCTATGGGATTTCATGCACATTTGCAAAGGCATAGCATACCATTTGAGTCTGCTATAGCAAAAGCAAAAAACAGAAATATGTTTAGAAGCATAAAGGAGAAAGCATATGCAGCGACAAAGTTACTGGCAGAAGAACGGGGAGAATGTCCCGACGCTGTTGGGTATGGTATTCGTAATTCCCATTTATTGGCTATCGCTCCTAACGCTAGCAGTAGTATTATTTGTGGTAATACTAGCCCAAGCATTGAACCCTACCGCGCTAATGCTTTTGTTCAAAAAACTAAAACAGGTAGTAGTCTCCTCAAAAACGAATACCTAGAGCATTGTTTAGATGATTTGGGTATGAATACCGAAGAGATTTGGCAAGACATTATTATACATGATGGATCAGTCCAGCACCTAGAGTTTTTAGACCAAGACACAAAAGATATTTTCAAAACTGGAGTAGAGTTAGATCAGAAATGGCTAATAGAATTTGCGGCTGATAGACAGGAGTATATCTGCCAGAGTCAGTCTCTTAATCTGTTCTTCCCCGCCAATGTTTCAAAGCAAGAACTCCACGCAGTACATATGATGGCGTGGAAAAAAGGAGTAAAAACTTTATATTATTGTAGAAGTGAGGCTATAAAACGTCCAGATAAGGTGTCTGATGAGGCTCTTAGACAGTATATATTCGATTCAATTTCAGACGAGGCGTGTTTAGCGTGCGAGGGTTAAAATGGGACTATTAGACGAACGAAGTTACTACAAACCTTTCAATTACCCATGGGCATTTGAAAAGTATAAACTACAACAACAGATGCATTGGCTTCCTAGTGAGGTTAATTTGGCTGATGATATAAGGGATTACAAAGAGAAATTAACAGTAGGAAATCGAAAGTTAATTACTCAGATTTTTAGGTTCTTTACTCAGGCAGATGTAGATGTTTGTGCGGGTTATGCACAACATTACCTCCCTATATTTAAGCAACCAGAAGTGCGTATGATGCTCGTTTCTTTTGCTTCTATGGAAGCTGTGCATCAAGAAGCGTACTCTCTATTACTAGAAACTTTAGGGTTTCCAGATGAAGAGTACCAAATGTTTTTAGAATATAAAGAGATGGTAGATAAGCATGAATATTTAAGTCACTTTGGGACAAGAAACCCCACAGACTTAGCAAAGACCATGGCTATCTATTCTGCTTTTACAGAAGGAGTTCAATTATTTAGTAGCTTTGCGATACTCTTGAATTTTCCTAGGCATAACTTAATGAAGGGAATGGGTCAGATAGTTACCTGGTCTGTTAGAGATGAGAGTTTGCACGTTGAAGGGATGACACAATTGTTCCGTACTCTTATTAAAGAAAACCAGTATGTATGGAATGATGAGTTAAAGTATGAAATATACTGCGCTGCGGAACGAACAGTAGAACTGGAAGACGCTTTTATTGATCTATGTTTTAAGGATGCTGAAGTACCTGATTTAACATCCGAAGAAGTAAAAGAGTATATCAGATATATTGCTGATAGACGTTTACTTGGTTTAGGTATGAAAAAGATATTTGGAAGTACGACTAATCCTTTAACATGGCTTGATTATATGTTAAATGGGGTAGAGCATACCAATTTCTTTGAAAACAGAGCTACAGAGTATTCTAAAGCCAGTACCACAGGTAACTGGAAAGATATATTTAAATAAGCAGTTTAAAGACGTGCTTAGGTCGGTCCCAAGGTAGTGGGACAGACCTAAGTACTAAACTTATCTATAAAGATGCCACATATGCGGTGAAATCCATAACAGCCGATTGACTTAATATGGAAGTATCATTATAAGTTGCCGGAAGCCCTCTAAGATATGCCCTATATTCAGGCATATTTGTAGTAGCAGGGCGATCTGATGTTGACACATATTCATCTGTTTTCTTTAAAAATCTATCTCTAAGACCACGTAAATGTACCCAAGCATCTGTTAACGTAACAGCAGTAAATATGGCAGCTGCTTCTGCGTCAGTCTGTGCTCTAACAGTACCAGAGCTTGTATCATAGACTTTTTGGCTATCCAAAGCATTCGCAGGTACTGCTTTCCACCCCGACTCTCCACTATGATCTCCAGAGTCTAATTCAACTATTTTATTATCTACAATTTTTGCGTACATTATCTATCTCCATAACATGTTGCACAACTTGTGTACATTTCATAAGGGGTTGCTACATTATAATCCGCCGCTGGTTGTCTGCAAGAATGCAAAGCTTCCAACATTCTCATATCGCATTGAATATCAGCATGAGTAAAAGCAGTTTGTAGCTCAGCATATACATGAATGTCATGCATAAAATCAGTAGTGTGATATATATGTGTGGATGTCATCATTACAAGCACTGTTTCACCTGCTGGAATATTAATTGTCTGCGTATTATTACTGCCCGCATAACTAGTATTACTTTGAAAGGCGTTGTGCGTAGTCCAAGTACCTCCAGTAGCATTTGCATAATTCGTTCCACTACTATAAGTAGGTCTATAAGACACTATGCCTGAGCCATTATAGTTATTTATACTAGTAAAGCCTCTTTTGAGAGATATATCTACAGCTGCTGAACCTTTATTACGAATTGGAAGAATACTAATTGTGAGACCTGGATAACTAGTTTGATTATAATCTCGTTCCCACTGTTTCGCTACCCAACCCAACCTTCTATTATGTGCAAAGAGTTTAGTTCTAGCCTCACCATCATCGTTGTTAGAGTATGTTATATCATTAGTAGAGTTAGTAACTCCAGAGGATTTAGGCTTACCGTCAGCAAATGCCATATTCCAACATTGTAGTATAGCACTTGCATCACTAAGACTGTTATAATAAGTACTATTTGGACCTGAGGAGCTCCAAGTACCCGTTGAATAAAAGTTTTCACGCATACTAGTGGTAAATATAGCCCCTATCATCAGATCATTATCCTCTGGAACTGGAGCTCCAGCCGCCGGAGTCCCGAAACTAAGTGCCCCACTCCCATCTGTTTTTATAAAATCCCCCGCAGTACCATCTGCGGTAGGGATAGTCAGTGCAGGAGCGCTGCTATTCCCCTGAATTTGTGATACTATTATCTTTGCCATTTTTAGCTCCTTAACTGCTTGTATCCCAAGATACGGTATTATTTACTATCGTTTTTTAATTCTATTAACAACTATTGCTAGGGTTTATCGCCCCATCCATTCGAAGTAGGCCTCGCTATCGCCAAGTCCTTCCATTGTATCTGTTACAGTGACTACAGCATCAACCCCTACATATGCAGTGCCATAGAAAATATGGTTACTCTTAGACTCAGTTGTAACTAAATATTCTTCATTAGTAGTAATAGTAGTAAGTTCAGATACCCAAATTTCTGCATTTTCGAAAAGTTCCCACGTACCTACTACTGTTTTACCATTCGGTATAATATCTACCTTTTTAAAATATACAGGGGCTGTAAAAGTATTAGTTACTTTATACGCTGCAGCTCCACCACCACCACCTGAAGCTGCTGCTGCGGTTATTTGAGTTTGAAGATCAGAAGTAACCCCGTCTAAATAATTTAACTCAGCAGTAGTAGCAGTAACCCCATCTAATAAATTTAATTCTACGGCGGTTGATGTAACCCCGTCTAGTATGTTTAACTCTGCTGCTGTACTTGTAACCCCGTCTAGTATGTTTAATTCTGCCGGAGTTGAAGTAATTGCTACTCCTCCGATCTGAAATGCCGTGCTAGCATTAACGGTAGGGGCTGTTACAGTTCCAGTAAATGTTGGCGAAGCTGTAGGAGACTTAGTATTAATAGCAGTTGTGGCAGTATTCAGCTGAGTTTGAACAGCAGAAGTAACTCCATCTACATAATTAAGCTCTACAGCAGTCGCAGTAACTCCATCTAATATATTTAATTCAGCCGTAGTAACGGTTGCGCCATCTAATAAGTTTAGCTCAACGCCTTCTAAGGTAGTAGCTACACCATCTAAAGTATTTATAAACTGTGCACTATCTGCTATGTCTCTTGCTCTAGTCATAATTTATCCCTTCACCAATAGCTTGGTCGCTGAGGTACTTATACCCGCATAAACATCTGATCTTTCAGTACCTATACTACCATCATAATGCACATAATATTTCTTACCTATAGTTAATCCGGATTGTTGAGCATTAACCCCTCCGGATATATCTAGTGTTGCTGTAGCTCCATTAGCAACTGTAGCTTGAGCAATTCCTATATAAGTATTTGGATAAAAAGTTGATGTTGAAAACCCTCTAGTCTCTCCCATCCCCTCATAATTAAATAAAAGCCCTACATCCGAAACGGGAGAATAGGCAAACTCTTTACCGTCGTTAAGTGTGCTGTAATTTAGTCTACTAACATAATCTTCGACTGTCCCTACAGTAATAGTATTATTTCCGTTTATTGTTATATTAGCCCCATGATTATACCATCTAATGAAGATTTGCTCCTTCGTTACAGTAGTCCACGTATTATAACAATCCTGAGTATCCAACTGTACCGCAGTATGGTAAGTAGGGGTAGAGCCAGAAAAAGTAAGAACTTGGACTTCTGCCTTACCACTTGAATTTTGATAAGTTAATAAATATTTTTTAGGGGATACATATGTAACATTTAAAAAATCTTTATCGCCAGCATTACCTGCCCCTGAATCATATAATACAGAAGGATTTTGGCTTTTATCCCCTGCGGGGTCAAGATCAAGTAAATATATCCCCCAAGGTTGTCCAGATTCCCCTTTGACACCAACTACGCATACTTCACCATTTGTTCTATCAAGAGCAAAGCCAGCAATTGCACTATTTGAAAACTCTTGGTCTGTTGTATTACACCGTCTATCTCTTATAGTACGTCTTGCATATCCGTTACTATCTCCATCTTTGTAGATATAATCTTGCGTAATAGTAGAACATTCTATCTCTAGATCATCAGTACCTTTACGTTTAAGAACAATACCTTCCCCATTAAAATATTCTGTGTGATAGTATTGCTCCACCCCAGACCCATATTGTTGGCTCTGAGTACCTGCTCTATGCCCCCAATAATATCCTCCGTCTTCTTGAGGTATTCCAACAGCAAATCTACCATGGGGCTCATCAATGAATGCTATTCTATCAGCATTTTCATCATACCATATTGCCTTGCTATTCTCATTTTGCTGAGTGCCATTGCTACTAGAATATTCAGATTCTAATATTTTGTGAACCTGCCCCCAGAGTACGGTTCCGTGTTTAATTTGACCTATAACCGATATATAACAATGAATACGGTTGTCCCACCCTATAACCACAAATTGGTTTCTATGACTATCCCAACACACCCCTGGTCCCTGGAATTCAAAAAAGTAAGACCCATAAGATATACTCTCGTGTGTAACAGGTTTTGTATCCCAGTGGTTCGCTTCATAAGCTTTAAACTTATGATTTGGTACAGTTAATGCTGTAGCACTGATTTGTGAAACTGTACCATCAGAATTTATTTTGCAAGGCTTACCTGCTGTTATTGCACCCGTTGCTGTCGCTTGGTAAATACCTGCAACAGGAAGATCATTAAATTGAGTCTGTAAGTTAGATGTAACCCCATCTACATAATTTAATTCTGTTGCTGTAGATGTTATGCTTAAATCTGACAAACTAGATACTGTACCTTTAGCATCTAGCTGAGTCTGTAAGTTAGAGGTAACTCCATCTACATAGTTAAGCTCAGCTGTAGTAGATGTAACTCCGTCTAGTATGTTTAATTCTGCAGCAGTTGATGTAACCCCCTCTATGACATAATAACCAAGAGACGTCCAAGTCGATGAGCCGTCTCCTATTTTAATTTTTGCAGTGTCGCTTTCGTATCCAAATTCACCAGAAGCTAATATAGGATTAGTGGCATTCCATAATGCTGCAGTATCTCTTCTAATTTGTATAACATCAGCCATTGGCGTCACCTCCATTTATAACTTGTGCAGCTGTATAAATTGTAGTTGCACTCCCCCCGTCTGCTTTAATAATATGTTGAGCTGCTGCACCGATTGAAGCATATGCCAGTATTTGTATAATATCATTAACAGCAGCTCCTGTAGCTAGTACTATACTAGTTCCGTTAGTAGCAGCTACATCTGTACCTACTACCAGTTTAATTCCATTTAGGTACACATCTACAAGCCCTGCTGTATAAGTAAGGCTAGAAACAGTTGTTTGATTCGCCGTGGCTGTAACAGTAGTTTTCACATAAGTAGTAGACCCTGCTCTTAAATCTGCTGTATCTCTTGCTCTGGTCATTTAGTGTCCTTTCATTAAAAGCGTTGTAGCACTTACTGCTTTGCCGGCCGCTTGATTATTCGTAGCAATAGTAGTAAAGGTACCGTCTGGTGCC